TCATCGAACGCGATTTAATATCACCGTCAGATAATCGTGAGTGACATCAGCAATCAGCTGACGATCCGACACAGGAAGCCCTACCAAACGCCGAGATGGAAGCCCTGGATGATTTACCCGCTTCCGATACATCCCACCAAATTTAAGTGCCTTGGATTTTTTTGGGGAAATTGTATAAGGCTGGGTTCCCGAATGGTGCCAGGCGGCTCGCATTGACTCAGTTGCACCGTCGAAACCAAGCACCAAAATATCGCCAGTTGCTTGGTAATTGAAACTTTGAAGCATGCGCCCCGTTTTATTCAGTGGCCCACCCTTACGCTTTTCCATAAGCGTCATGGGCGACAACTCTTTCCACTTCGAGCCATCCGGAGCCAGTCCAGCATTGTGACGCTCTCGGTTCACACGCAATAATGATTCACCCACGCTTCCGAGCAACTCTTGTGGATGGGATATGGCCTGTCGTGCTGCGGTCAGCGCACGGACAAGGTGATTTACTTGAAAATTTAATTCTAATTGCATATTATGGTGACTCCTTGTGGCGATAGAAGAACGGGTGCCTGACATCACCAGACCCAATCAAAACCACAGACGCGACCTTGCAGGAGGTCGCGTTTTTATTTTTTGAATACCAAACGTCCGATCCGCTGCTTATCGAAGTACTTCAGGCGCGCCTTATCGCTGCTCGGTTCAGCCATGAATGTGGTTGAGCCAGTCCAGCCGGTATGCCCCCATTCAAAAACCGTAATTCCATACTCCCCCGTTCCTTCTACCTCGAAGGCCCGCAAGTAACGTCGCTTTAATCTCCAGCGCTTCGGCTTATCAGGGTTGTCGTTCGACCAGGCTCGATCCTCTTCCCATGCCCACCAGATTTCGTCTGGCTCGATCAGCGTCATGGCTAGCATGTTCACGTAGCGCAGGCGTTCAATCTTTTCCGGCTTTGCCAGCCATTTAAATTCTCCCGTTCCATCATGGAACAGCGCCTTGGTGATTGCGATGGAAACACCTACTGCATCAGTGAAAACTGACCCCGTTTCCATGTTTGCTCCGAAGATGTCGAGAAAGTCGGCCACCGCCATTTCCGGTGCCGTTCCTGCCGGAAGAATTACGTCCGCTGGGATGGTGGTTGGCTTAAGTGGCGCTGGTGATTTGAATCCAGTTGGCCACGGCGTACCACGCTCCTTCAGTACTGCATCGTATCCTTGCAGCGGCGGCACGGTATGCGGCTCCAGCCATGCCTTGCCGGGGTTATAGGCGAAGCCCGGATCAATTCCCTTGGGAACGCGCACCGTGCGCGGGTTGCTGCCGTTCTTGCCGACCACACGCTCTTCCCATTCGATGGGTGGTGCGGTATCCGGCCCGGACTTACCGGCCTGCTCCCAGACCTGCTTGGCCTCAGTGCGGGTTAACGAATCTACCCTGCATTTGCAGCCCCATCCGTTTTGCGGCATGTGCACACCGAACCACGGATCATCAGCGGGAAGGGTCAATCCATCCCAAGACTTATGCTCCAGTCGCGGGTGCTCGATGCTGGTGTGCCGGTAGCGCCAGTAAGGGCGGAATTCCTTGAGCGACACCATCTGCTGATAACGCCCAGCGTTGTACGCCTGCGTGATGTTAGTGTCGTAGATGATCTTGCTGCGCCAGCCGGGTGCACCGTTGTGCGCCCAGCCATGCTTGGCGACGATCTCATCGAAGCGGGTGCGGAATTCATCGTAGCCGCCGCCTTCCCACTTGGCTTTTTGGATGGCGTTGTAGAAGTCTTCGACCAAGGCATCATGAGCGGCACCGGCCACAACAAAGGCGTGACTGTGCTGCTCTTGCCAGATGTCCGTCCAGCCTGACGTTGGAAGCTTGATCTTGTTGCGATAGAACTCAATCGCTTGGTCGAATTGAAAGCCGCTCATACTTGCTATGCTGGTAGCGGGCTATGGCGTGGTTTTGCCGCCTGCTTTTCCCGAATCTGCTCCACCTTCGTCCAAATTCTCGCCAACTCGCATTCGCCCGCGTCGTGCATGTCCATTTGTTGCGCCAAGCACAACGCCGCGAGCGTCACCATCACGCCGCCGACTTCTTGCACTGGATCGCCTACCGGCCCACCAAAGACGTAGTCCACAAGCTGGTGTGCCTCGCTTTGTGTGCAGCCGGTGGACTGAACAAGCTCCAGCGCCTCTTCCAAAAAACGATGGTTGCGCTCATCTACGTCGTTCGAAATTTGTTCTCCGAAGCACACGGTCATCCACGGCTTCACTCGCTTCTGAAATGTCATCGTCAATCTCCGTTATTGATATTTCCACCTATATCCGCCCGCCCAGCCAGATTCGCCGCCGTCATCCCCTCAGCGATGTTCTGCACCCACTCTTTTGATGGAGTTGCTGTCAGCGCGGCGATCTTGTCCAGCGCCTCGTCAAAGCTGCCAGACTCAGCCACGATGGACGCGATCTGTTGGGTTAGCACTTCTTCATGCGGGGCAGATAGCGCGGCCAGTCTGGCGGCATAGATTCCGGTCACGTCGGCTTCCTTGGCCTCTTTCGCCAGCACAGCCAGACGCACCAGCGCCGCATCGGCAGGCTTGGTTGCGGGTGGCGTTTCAGCAGGCTTGGAGCTTCCTGCCACCAGCAGCTTTGCCCCTTCCTTGGCACGCGGGATCTGAGTCACCTGGTGCGCGTATTCGACATCGATCTCCATGCCCATCGCGGCGCCATCATTCAGCACCTTCACCATCTTGCCTTGATCGACGGTTTCCTCGGTGTCATAGACGAACTTCGGCATTCTGTTCTCGGGGAACATGCCGTTGATGAGCACAATCGGACGCACCAACTGATTGTTGATAGTCGGCTGGATCTGGCGCACGTCATGCAGCAGAATCTCGCGGCGCACCTTATCGTAGATCATGATGCGCGCTTCGGACGTGGTCTTGCCATCCAGCTCGCCGCCGAGGATGGCCTTGGATTGTTTGCTCTCCCAGTACGCCGTCGCGTTGAGGAAGTCGTCAACATTGCCCTTGGCCGCGGCTTGGATGAAGTCGATAGTCATATTGGCGGGAACGACACCAGCACCATCCGACCCGATATTGCGCACTGCGCGCAGTAGCTCGTCGCGCTGAGTCTTGCCGATGCCTGACGGATATTTACCCAAGCGCAACGGCAAGCCATACACCTCAAGAAAGCGCTGCATGTCGCGGATGTTGTAGGCCTTGTAGGCATACGTCCACGCCAGAACACGGAACAGCGAGGCCTGCTCGATGTAGCCTGATTTAGCCCGGTGCTCATGCACCACCCAGCCCCACTCGCGCAGTGGCTCCGGCATCCCCATCTTGAGCAGTTGAATCTCTGCCGTGTCGCGGTCGGTCTGAAAGTTGCGCTGAGGAAGGAAATTCAGGCTACGCGGCAACCACTCGCTGCCAGTTTTCCATTCGATCTCCAGCGCAGCGAATCCCTTGCCGATCGCATCGGTTAGATCGTATTGCGCATCCTCAAACCGTGGGATGCTGGCGAGCATATCTTGTAGCTCAACTGTTCGGTCGATCTCGGCCTGAGTAGCATCCTTGGGTGGCTCCAGCTTCCAGCCCAACCCAGTCACGGCACGGCGGCGCTTGGCCAGCTCAGAAAAGATGTGTGGATCTTGCTCCTCGACCAGCTCGAACAGAGTGGCCTGTTCGGTGATGAAGCCCTGATCGGCCTGCGCAAATGCGCTGGCCAGACGGGACGGGTCGAGCGTGTTCACGCTCATGTAATTGAGGGTGTTGCCCTGAATAGAGCGCGGGCCGGATTGCAGGGTATCTAGGCCGGTTTTGGTTATTCTGGCCAGTGCAGCCTTCATCTGTTTAATCATCATCTTCCCAATCATCATGATTACTACTGTATCGGCTGCTGCTGCGCATCTGGCTGCGAGGCCGCGCCGCCGAGGTGTACTGCCACTCGCCGCCGAACTGTGTAGCCAGCGTGTGCAGCATTTCCAGTGCATCTGGGCCGTCGTCATGGTCAGCTTCTGGCCAGAACTTGAGCTGCTCGATCAGCGTGCTTTGCGAGCGGTGCAACAGGATCTGGCCGTTGGATACATGCGGTTGCAGGCTGATGATGCGCAGCCCCTTGTCGGTGCTGGGTGTGACTGGAATCGCCGGAAATGAGATACCGGCCAGCGCGGCGCGTTTGATCAGCTCGCTGTACAGGAAAGCCTGGAACTGGACGGTTTCCACCGCCCAAGCCACACAGCCATATTCGGCCTGCAACTCGATAGCGCGGCTGATGATGAGGTCGGGCACGCGGCGGCAGATGTCCGCCTCGACCACCGATAGCTTCATCGTCTTGCGATTCAGACCGCCGACCAGAAGTGCCGAGGGGTCGCGCGCCGCGCCTTGCTTGCCCAGAGATGGGTCGAGCGCACCAAAGAATGTCCAGTCGTTGTCGCGGTCGATCCAGAACTGGACGTTCTTGAACGGAGCCGTCTCGTCGTTACCAGCCTCGTTCTGCTGTTCCTGATTGAACGCATCGTGATTGACGGCGCGCATGCACATCAGCCGATACAGCGGTCGCACCTCTGGCCACGACACCACGGCCCCGGCATCCATCGCCGTCTTGTTCTGCTCGTATAACGCGCGCGCTTCGGCCTCGAACACCTCTTTCTCATCATCGTCACCGGAGCGGGTGTAGATCGCCTCCCAGCGCTCCCACAGCGCCATGTTGTCCGGCCACTGCATGATGGAGCGGAAGATGCGCCGCCGCCATCCCGGTGCGCGCGCCACGCGGTTGATCGCGGCATCGTAATGCAGCGAGGTGCCGACCCAGAACACGTCCATGCCGCCTCCGGGGCCAGCCAAGCCGATCACAGCCGACAGGACGTATTTCTCGATCTTGTCGCGCTGCTTCTTGTCCTTCACGTTCTCGTCGTTTTCGAGATCATCCAGAAAGATCAGGTCAGGCCGATGTGGGCCGTGCTTCATGCCGCGAATCTTCTTGCCAGTGCCGCCGATGCGCACCTTGACGTTGTTGGCGGTGATCGCCGTCGTGGCCTGCCATACCCGGCCTTGGCCACACGCTTCGGGGAAGTCCATCGCCAGGCGCGGGTTGGTATCCAGCTCAGCCTTGATCGACTCCAGCATCTCGGCGGCTTGCTCCTCGGTGTTCATGATGATGCCGATCATGTGCTTGCGACCGGTCACGATGCACCACAAGCTGCCGAGCTGAGTTTCGTAAGTGGACTTGGCCTCACCACGTGGCGCTTCGTGCACCTCGCGGCCATCGGCAGCGCCATCGATCACCTCCGGCAGGCGCTTGAAGATGAACTGCTGGAATAGCGAAAAGTAAGGCGTGGGCACGTAGTGCGGGAAATAGGTCTGGCAGAAAAACCCGTAGTCATGCCAGGCGCGCTCACGGCGTACACGGCTGGCCTCCGCGTCAGTCGGAAACGCCTCGCACTCCAGTTCGATCTGGTTGCGGATGTCCTCGCCCAGCTTGGCCAGTTCCAGCTCGAACTCACGCCAGTTGCGGACTTCCTTGATGTCACGATCTTCAGCCATTTTTACTTGCCACATCCTTGGCTAACATCGCGGCCTTATCTTTATAAGCAGCCTTCGATAGCTTGAGGTATGACTCGATTAAATCTCGGTCTTTAGGTGACTGATCTTTCAGCCAGAACTCATAAAATCCACCCATTCCTTCGACGTTACGTGACACATCTTTAGCCATTGATGCGTGAGCAATGACAGAAAGCGCGTGTTCAGTCGCAGTAGATAGCTTAGCCATATCTCTTTCCTAGAGTCGCCCCCACCTCTTCAAAGTGCGGTTGAAGTGCTTTCAAAGCGGCGGGGTCTTTTAGACGCAGGTGGTCGGCGATGGTCTTGAGCGTGTCCAAAGCCACCGACAGTCCAGAAAACTGAGGATTCACGCGCGCAAATGCCTTGCTGAACTTGGCATAGGCATCGGCCAGTTGGGCGAGCAGCTGCGCCTTATCCGCTGCTGGGATCTTCGATTCCTCCAGCTCGCGCGTCGTGGTGATGACTTGTCGTGCAAAGTCTTCCACCAACTGCTGGTTGAGCGCGTCGATTCCGGCATCGCTGATCTTGTAGGCCATGCGTGCCGTGTCCCAATCATCTCCCTTGACCTTGGCGGCTCTTTTCCAGTCGCGGGCGGTGTCGTAGCTCACCCCGCACGACACAGCCGCACCATTAAGGGGTAGCCCCTCCACGAAGAGCTGGCGCACGCGATCGCGAGTGTCCTGAGAGTGAGCCATCAGTGTGGGATGTGCTTGATAAGTTCGACCGCTGCCGCAGCCAGCGCGCCGCCCACGCCACCGCCCAATGCGCTGAGCTTGGCCACCTTCTCGATGATCTTCTTATCCTCACCTTCCAGCGCGGTGACACGATCACCCAGACCATTGATCTTCCCCCTGACATTCGCTTCGAGATCGTCGATGAGCTTGTTGATCGCCGAGCTACTCTCTTTGATCTTGTCCGACAGGTTGTCTTCCACGCGATTGATGCGTGCCGTCGCAGCCTGGTCAAGTTTCTGGATGTCGCCCCGGATCGCGGCCATGTTGGTATTCATCGCCTCCACAGTGCCGACCAGCTTGCCGATACTGTGCATGATCTGGGCGTTGCTCACGCCGCCGCTGTCTAAACCATTGTCTTTGTCACCCACAAAATCCCCCTAACCAGCCAATTACCGCCATTGAAAAAAATACTACCGTCGCGTAGTGCCACGTCCTTACGCGCTTGTCGGAACCCATTAGGATCACCGCGCACACAAATACCCCGGCGAAAAAGAAGCCCAATAGCCATCTGAAATCGTTATGCCACCACGCGCTGCCGATGCCACCAGTGACGAAGGCCGAAATTAGGCACAGGATGTAACCAAGACGGCTCATCTCACTGCCTGATCGAAGGAGCTTTAGCCAGCAGTTCGTCTTTGTCGCGCGAGCCACGCGAGCTGCCGAACTCGAACTGATGCGCATCGCGCAGGCTCAGGCCGAAGTAACTTGTCACGGTGGATAGTTGAGCTAGGAGTGCACCAAAAACACCTTCGCTTATAGCATCTGGGTATTTGGCTTTGACATAGCCAAGGGCGAGCATTCCTAACAGTCCGAACAGAAGCCCAATCACATCAGTGAGCACCATCAGGTCGGCGCGTTGATTGCGATACCCAGCCAGGTGCAGCGATACGTCGCGAGCACGGGCATCTTTGCGATCACCGGCAGCCACACGTTCCAGCTCTTCCAGATTGGCAAAGCCAAGCGACTGCATCCTGAGGGCGAAATCGTTGTCTGCCTGACGCAGCGTGGCGAGTTGTTCGGGCGTGGCTGAGGCTACGGCTTGCTGAATGGCACGCTGGTTGGGCTCGACCTCCACGCCGATAGCCTGTCCGATGGCCGTGGCAGCCATGCCGACCAGCTGTGGGACATTGCCGGTGGCGGCAGCGCCGATCCATGGGAGAATGGTTTTGAGTAACTCGTTCACGCTGCGCTCCCCACGGATTCATCCAGCAGCACATGTCCGGCCAGCGGCTGCTTGCCTCCGGCCAGCCATGCGGCCACGTCGAAATTCGGGCAGGTCTTGGTCACGCCGGGCAGCCCGCGATGGCCGACGATCTCTACACCGGGATAGGTTGCTTGCAGGCTTTCGATCAGACGCTTGAGGGCTTCCCACTGGGCGCGAGTGAACTTGTCTTTACCGATGATGCAAATGCCGATCGAGCTAGCGTTATAGCCCTGGGCATGCGCGCCGATCTCATCCACATGGCGAGCGCTGACCACGGCCCCCGCGACGTAGATCAGGAAGTGATAGCCGATGCTGGTGAGGGCGGGCTCTTGCACCCGACGCCACCCCGGCAGGCGCTTGAATCCGCGTACGCGGTGCCAGCTGTCGATCTCTTGCAGCGGAGTGGTGAAGTTCTTGTCGCCGGGCTTGCCGGTGAACAAAGTGCGCCCGTTCGGACTATCCGAGCAGTGAATAACGATACGTTCGATTCTGCGAGCCATCGCGGCCTCCCATCAGTTGATGGTGGGAGATTACGCGCGCGCGAGTTGGGTTATGAGGCGGGAAATGTTTCCCGAGGGGCGATGGTAAGTGGCTTAGGGTGGAATGATCCCCTCAATATAGGAGGAGCATCATGGGAAACCAAACGGCGCAGGAAAAACTGGTGGCAACGGAAAAGCTGCTCAACTTCATGAGCGACGAGTTAGCGGACTGTCACCAACAAGAGAAGCTTGAAATATTGGTGCTGGCCTATCACGCCCTAGCCGGTACGCATGAGCTGCGCAGACTGGTTAGCCAGATTTAGTCATGTCATGGAAGTGCGCTTGCACGGCCTGAAGACAGTCTTCTAGAACGCCCTCAACACTTGGGCTGCGGGTGTTGCTGGAGTAGTTCTTCTGGCCAATAGTGGCACTCGCGAGCTGGGTGGCCATCTTGAGTAGTTCGATTGCGGTTTCTTCTTTCATAGCGGGTTCCTTGGGTTACTGGTCTTTGGGGAGATTCACTGGGGCGGCTGACAGCGCGTAACTGCGTCCTGACTTTACCCTCGCCACATCTCCAATGATCTCTCCGTAATACATGGCATAGCGAAACTGCTCGGCATCAAATTGCGGGAATTGTTTGGCGAGCGTGCTCTGCACAATGCCCGGATTGGCCTCGATAACGGGGAGAGCCGCGCTCATCACTTCCGCGTAAAGCGGATCGTCGCGGGTGAATGCGACCATCAGCTTTTTGAATTTCTCATGAACCTCTGGCGGAGTGTTTTCATTGGTGATTGCGTAGGCCAGTTTTTGCAGCCATGCGCGCGCAAAATCGTAGTCCCCGGCGTTCCATGCCTGTTTGATTTCGTCGAACTGCTGTCGCCACTCTATGGACAGATAACCGTCATCAGTTTCGACGGTATGGACGCGCGCTGGATTATGTTCGACACCCCGTTGCGCTTGCTGCTCTCGCTCCTGAATGATTTGAATATTTTGCGCGTGAAACTCCTCGGCCTCACGTTTTTTTCGGGCGGATTTTTCTTCTGCGGATTCTGTTGGCTTAGCTTCCTCCGCCTTTCTAAGTTGATCTTTCTTCCAATCCTTATAGACGAAAATAGCAGTAGGTATGCCAATTACGATGGCAAAGAGTAATCTGCCGCCCACCTGCTCATATAGCCAGATGAAGGGATAGGCGAGGATGAACAGAATGGCACCGACAAATATGGCAAAACCACTTGCGGCATCCGACTGCTTGCTCATTTATTTCCCCTTTGGTTCTGCCTCAAGCTTGAACGACAACGCCTTAGCTACCGTCCCTGGTTTTAGCCCCAGCTTTTCATCCGCCTCGGTGCTGTTCAATCCGCAGTAGTCAAGAAAGCGGTCGATGATCTCTATCAGGCTGCTGTCCCCGTTGAGGATGTAGTCCACATCTAGCTTCAAATCTGGGCGCTGCGCCACCAATGCCCATAGTTCCTTTTCGGGGAAGCTTTCCCGTTGTCTTCGTCCAGTCCACGCACGTTGTGACAAGCCGAGCAACTCGGCTACCTCTTTGTCAGTCTGTTTTTTTAGCTGCTGTTTCAGCCGCAGTGTCGCTTCCTCAAAATAATTCATCCCCCCCCCCTTGACATTAAATTAAATGGTATTAAACTTACCTCATAGTAATTTAATTACCATTAAGCCAAGCCAAAAATAAGGAGCCTCACATGACTAAGACCCCTCAACAAATTAAATCTGATTTCGATGCCAAGGGCATCCCTGTTTCCAGTTGGGCAGATCAGAACGGCTTCCCGAGAGACGCAGTGTACCGCGTTTTGAACGGCTTCACCCCGTGCAAACGCGGCCTGCCACATCGTATTGCAGTCGCCCTCGGCATCAAGCCAACCGCCAACTAAAACGATCAACGGTGGTAGAGCGCCCGAGCGTCAGAGCCGCAAGACAGCCAGAACGCCTGAGCGCCAAACGCCACCACCCAATAAACCAGTGAAAGGGATGTGCAAATGAAACCAAAAACACGCAAAGGTTATACCCGACTGCAACTGATCGAATTATCCCAAAAGCTGCCGAACTTTCCGGGGACGCTGGATGATTTCACGCTGGCGGATGTATTGATGGAATTGTTGGAAGCGGAGCAGTTGAACATCGGTAAGCAAAGCGCCGCCGTGTTGCTGGGGTTAGTTAAAAAGCTGACTGATCGCGCCATTACAAACGCACCCAAGCCCGCGCAAGTTAACGGCGACGGTGAGCCGGTGTACACCGTGGCTGAGATCGCCGCCATCACCGGAGAAACGCCGGAGGCGGTGAGGTCGGGGATCGAAGCTATCCGGCAGGAAGGCGGGGGCGCGGCAGTCAATGCGCTGATGGCCGATCCGAATCAAGTCTCGTCTTTGCACTAAGGTGGGCGAAATGGAAAAGAAAATTCAACTTGCCGACGGCGAAAGCCAACGCGATCTGGTGAATCAGTTGTTAGGCCAAATTCAGATGGCTAATTCTTTCGCGAGATTCGCCGACGTCGTCAGTTTGCAAAAGCTAAAACATATCAAGGAAACCAAGGCATATAAGGCTGTTTCTGGGATGGGGGCTGTCTCGGCTGACGGTGAAAAAATCGCCGACGTCGGCACTTGGGAGGGATTCTGTAGTGCGCTTGGCATGAGCAAAAGCAAAGTTGATGAAGACTTGTTGAATCTAAGTGCATTTGGCGAGGATGCATTGAAAAAGATGGCCAGCATGGGAATCGGCTATCGCGATCTGCGCCAGTACCGCAGATTGCCAGATGACGATCGGGCGGCGCTTACTGAAGCGGCTAAGACAGGAGACAAGGATACCCTGCTTGACCTGGCGGAAACTCTGATCGAGAAGCACTCCAAGGAAAAAGCCGCGCTCAAAAACGAAATTGCGACAAGCGAGACGCTGGTAAATAACCTTAAGCGCAACTTCGACACGGTCAACAACAAGAAGTTGGCGCTGGAAGACGAGGTGGCGCGCCTGCGTCCGCGCACGCTGATGCCGGGTGTTGCCGAGTTCGATGCGCGCACCTTCGAGGTGCGCCACGAAGCGGCAGGGCTGGAATACGGGGCGCGGATTCAGATGGATGCACTGGATACGCTGTTTATCGAGGTTTTGCAGGATGCGGAGGTGGACGCGGAAACCGAATCGCTGCGACTTAAAGCGGTGGGGCTGGCAGCCGGGGCGATGCTGGCGCGCGCGCTCGACCTGTACGAGCGGGTCAAGGAAGGGCTGGGCGGCGAAATGCCGGTTAAACCGCATGGCGACCTGATGCTCACCAGCGATGAGAAAGACATGCTGCACGCCGGGGTGATGCTGCTCAACGCCAATTTTGAGCGGGGGCGTGAGGCTCGCAAGATGACAGTGGATGATGAGGTCAATAAACACCGCACCGGCCCCGGTCGGCGCAAGGGCAGCAAGAACAAGAGTGGGGGCGAAAAATGAAAGCCCTGACCATTACCCCTGCGGCAACACAGTTGCCACGCCCAGCATTACGGGCTGAGGTCATCAGGCTGGACAAGCACCGCAAGGGGGCATTTGCGGTGGCCGGAGACAAGAAGAAGATCGCGGCGTACCACTGGGAAAGTGTGATTACAGCGATCCGCGCCATACAAGGCCGTGGCTCGGAAAGTGCCGCCGTCGATCTGTTCATGCGCCGGGCTGAGAACGGCGACTTGAAGCCGAGCGTGATGGATGCGCTGGCTGCCGTGTCGGTAGGCAAGCGCATGATGCCTTCGCGCAGCACAATTTTTGAGAAGCTGGCGGCGTACCGCGACCACGGCGTGGATGGCCTGGTCAAAAAACACAAGGGGCGCATCCGCATCGAAGGGCGCTGGGAAGGGTTGGCGCTGGAGATTTGGAGCCAATCGACCTCTCCGGAAATCGCCCCTATACACCGCAAGCTGATGGAGGTGCATGGCTTTACCGTCGGCTACGAGCAAGTGCGCGGCTATATCAATGCGCTGCCCGCCACGCTGGGGCGTATGAGCCCGGCACGGATCGGACGCAACGCTTACCGGTTGTCGCAAAAGTCTTTCATCCGCCGCTGCATCGACAACCTGCTGCCGGGCGACATTTATGTCGCCGACGGCTACTGCGCCGACATTTACCTCGCCCACCCGATCACCGGCAAGCTGTGGCGGCCAGAGCTTACCGTGGCAATGGATCTTGCTAGCCGACATATCGTGCATATGCGCGCAGACGAGCATGAGGGCACCTATGCCGTGCAGAACATGTGGGCGGAGTGTTTCGTGAAGTGGAACCATGTTCCACTGATCCTGTATGTCGATAACGGCTCTGGGTATTTCAACCACCTGATGAGCGACGAAATGACGGGATTCTATGCCCGCTCCGGTGTACAGGAGGTCATCCATGCCATCCCCGGCAACCCGCACGGCAAGGGCTGGATTGAAAGGTTTTTCAGGACGTTTAAAGACGATTTCTTGCGCGTTCGCTGGGCGGCGTATTGCTGCGCCGACGAGCAAGCTGACGAAGTAAAAAATCACCTGGTCAACGAGGTCAAGGAAGGGCGTATTGCTTTGCCTACATTGGCCGAATTTATGGAGAGCGTGACGGCATGGTTGGCCGATTACCACGGCAGGGCCATCCCGAACCAGCCCGCGCTGGCCAAGCAGACACTGTGGGCGCAGTTGCAGCCCGTGCCGCCCACGGTGAACCTTGCCGTGCTCAAACGCCGTTCAGAGATGCGCAAGGTTCGCCGCTCCGCTGTGGTGCATATGGGGCGCGAGTATAGCCACCCCGACCTGCTCGCTTGGAACGGCCAGCCCGTTGTTCTGGAGTACGACCTGACGGATGACAAGGTGGCGGTGATCCGCACCGAAGCGGGCGATTTCATCTGCGATGCGCATCTGGTTAAAAAAGTTCAGCAGTTCTCGGACAACCGCCTGGAAGACCTGCGGCAGAAGCGACTGGAGAACCAGATCAAGCGCAAGCAAAAACACCTCGAAGAAGATATAGCCCGCGCCGGTCGGGTATTCGATGCCGAAGCGCTGGCCGAGGGGGCGCTGCCCGCACTGGAGGGTGAATCGCAGCGCATCGAGGGCGGCGATTTCAGTCTGGACGATTTTAACTAAGGGAGAACAACATGACGCAGAAGACCTATCCAACTCACTACACCGCTGCCGACATCGCGCTGGTGGAACGCATCCACGTCTGGATGACCGAGCACTTGTACAAGCAGGCAGCGCTGGCACGGCTGGCACGGATACCGGCCAGTACGCTGAATCAGATCATCAACGGCAACTATATCACCAGCCCGAGCAAGCAGCTGGCTGCGGTGGAGTCGGCCATGCGCCACGCTGAGGAAACCACCTCGGACGCAGTCGCTCCGGTGGAAACCAGCGTGTTCAAGTTGGGGCAAACCTGCTGCGCGATGGCGCGGCGCAACCGCAATTTCGCGGTGTTCAGCGGCTTCGTCGGCACCGGCAAGACTTTCGCCATCAAGCACTACGCCGCGACGCACAGCAACACGCACTTGATCGAAGCTACCCCAACGATGACCCCGCAGAGCCTGATCCGCGATCTGTCGGTGCGCATCGCCGGATACAGCGGCAAGGGCAGCATCGCCAGCCGCTTTGACGCGGTGGTGGATGCGCTGCGCAATACCGACAGCCTGCTGATCGTGGATGAGGCCGAGACGCTGACCCCGCATCAGCTGCATACCCTGCGCCGCCTGCGCGACCTCGCCAACGTCGGCATCTTGCTGGTGGGTACCGAACATCTGTCCGGCCTCATCAAGCCCGCACACGGGCAATTCGACCAGATCCGCAGCCGCACCGGTTTCTGGCCAGAGACTGTGCGCCAAATCTCACAGGAGGATGCAGCGGCGCTGGTGCAGGCCGGATTCGGTACCGAGGAGGTGCCCGACGAGGTGGTGGTGCGGCTGTATCAATACTGCAAGGGAAGTGCGCGGATGCTGGTGGAGGGGCTGATCGCCTCGATGCAGCAGATGCGCAAGGGCAAGTCGCTGAGCTGCGACATGGTGGATTTTGTGGCGCGGCAGGCACTGTGCTTGCAAGCCTTACCTAAGGGAGCGTGAGATGAACGAGAACTTCAAGACTTTACTGGGAATCGTGGCCTTTGTTGCGGTGCTGGCCTTCTTCGCCAAGATGGACTACGTCGCCGATCTGGAAATGGAAAACCAAGCGCTGAAGGCCAAGGCGGATCAGTGCCAAGGTCGTCGTATGGTCTATGCCGAGAGGGAGGAATAGCCATGTGCGGAACCGCGAACACGATGGGCGACGATCAGCACCGTGTAGCCATCAGGCTGGCGGCTTGCGCCGCAGAACTTGACGAGCTGAGGGACTTTATCCCCTCGCGCCGGCGCTTGGCGGTTGAGGTCGTCGAAAAGTTGCATCAGCGTGCGCAGGCGTTTGCGGGTGCCCGCATCGCCGAAATCTATAGCGACGACGAAGAGGATACCCATCTGTGAAAACCTCCTGCCCAGCCTGCGGAGCCACGGCCAGCCTCGATGTGCTGCTCGGCAACGAGGGTGCACGCGAGGCTGTAATGGCCGCGCTGGCCATGCCTGCGCCCATCGGCAAGCTGCTCATCCAGTACCTCGGCCTGTTCCGCCCGGCGCATCGCAACCTCTCGTTCGACCGTGTGGCCACGCTACTCAACGAGCTGCTGCCGCTGATCGCTGAGGCCAAGATTGAGCGCAACGGTCGTGTCTGGAGCGCCCCGCAAGATTACTGGCGCATGGCGCTGGAAGAGATGCTGGCCAAGCGCGAGACGCTCACCCTGCCGCTCAAAAGCCACGGCTACCTGCTCACGATCATTGCCGGATATTCCAGCAAGGCCGAGGCCGTACAGGAGGCTCAGTCCGAAAACACCCGCGCCGGTCGCACGCCGGTCGGCAGCGTGGCAGCACGTCAACCCGTAGCACCCGCTCAGCCCGAGCAAAAGAGAACACCCATCCCGGAATCGGTGAAGGCCGAGCTGGGGCGCTTGAAAACCAAAACCCACCCATAGGAGACCATGATGAACACGACCGAAATCAAACCCATCCCCGAGGGATACATGCAGGATGCCAAGGGCGCTCTGTGGCCCAAGGACACCGTGCGCGAGATCGATTTGCTGCGCGATGACCTGGTGCGCGAGATCGTTTCCCGCGCCAAGGCGCAGTCCGAAGCGCTGGCGCAGTTCAAGGCCGGGGTATTCGGCGACATCGAGAGCTTCATCCAGCTCAGCGGCGAGAAGTACGGCGTGAAGATGGGCGGCATCAAAGGCAACGTCAGTCTGCTCAGCTTCGACGGTCGCTACAAAGTTCAGCGCGCTGTGGCTGAGTCGCTGGCCTTTGACGAGCGCTTGCAAGTGGCCAAGGAACTGATCGACCAGTGCATCCATGAATGGAGCCAGGGATCGCGCTCCGAAATCCGTGCTCTCATCAACGATGCCTTTCAGGTGGACAAGGAAGGCCGGGTGAACTCGGCGCGCATCCTGAGCCTGCGCCGCCTGGACATCGCCGACGAGAAGTGGAACAAGGCCATGCAGGCCATCGGCGAGAGCATCCAGGTGGCAGGCAGCAAGACCTACTTCCGCGTGTACGAGCGCGTCGGCGACACCGACCAGTACCGCCCGATCAGCCTTGATATTGCGGCGGTGTGATGAACGCGCTGATCGTTTTCCTCGGCACCTTCGCTACCGTGTTTGCGCTCGGATTCCAGAGCCAGAACGTGAATCAGGGCCACTACAAGGCCGCGATGCTGACCTCGTTCGCCATTGGCGGCGGCAATCTCGTGATCCTGCGTTCCATCCCGGACGGCAACCTGTACGCGTTGCTGGCCTATCTGCTGGCTGGGCCCATCGCCATCGTGGCCAGCATGTGGGTACACGAGCGGACGCTGGGCCGGAAGTAGCCCGTGGTCTGAATAACCACCTGTAGCAGATTAACGATTTACCCACCCACTGAAAGGAGCAACACCATGAAGAAGCAAGACCTCATCACTCAACTCGCAGCCACCAGCAGCATCAAGCAAGGCACCGTCGAAACCGTGCTGGATTACCTCGGTGTCGTCGTCCAGCGTGCGCTGGCCAGCGGTGACGAAGTGACACTGCCCGGAATCGGCAAGCTGCATGTCGAGCGCAAGGAAGCCAGCAAGGGCCGCAACCCACGCACCGGTGAATCCATCGACATCCCGGCCAAGAACGTGCCCAAGCTGAGCGTGGCCAAGGCGCTGAAGGATGCAGTGAACGCCTAAATCACCGCTTCCAGCCCGTTCTCCGAGCGGGCTGCGGGAGAGGGTTTAACAGAGAGAGAATGATGAGCGATTCCAGAAAAGACATCCTGAAGAAGATCAAGAAGTGCTTGGCACTTTCGGCCAGCAGCAACGAGCACGAAGCCGAGGCAGCCTTGCGTCAAGCGCGAGCGCTGATGGAGAAGCACGGCATCGACGATCAGGATGTGCTGGCCTTCGAGGCCAGCGAGCAGCATGCGAAGGCAGGAGCACAATCCAGTCCGCCACTCTGGGAGCAGGTATTGTCAAACAAAGTGGCTGATGCGTTTGGTTGCCAAGTGATATTTTCATCCGGCTGGGCGTTGAGTCCTGCCAAGTGGAAGTTCATCGGCTGCGGTGTGCATCCAGAGGTGGCCACCTATGCCTTTCAGGTGCTGCATCGCCAATGCAAACGGGCGCGCGCTGAGTTCATCTCCGACAAGCTGAAACGCTGCAAGCAGGCCACCAAGACGCGCCGCGCCGATCTGTTCTGTCAGGGGTGGCTGCATGCCGTATCAGGCAAGATCACCGCGCTGATCATTAATGAGCGCGAGGAGAGCGCCATTGATGCTTATGTGGCTAAGAACTACCCCAGCCTGCGCGACCTGAAGCGGCGTGATCGTAACGCCGGGCGCAACTTGAGCGACCGTGAATGCAACGACATTGGCGCTGGCTACTCCTCCGGCAAGAACGCTGAACTCAATCGCGGTGTCGGTGGTGCCGAGCAGATCAAGCTGGGGGCATCATGACCGATCTAACCAAGCACTACCTCCAGCTCGTCGGCATCGCCAAGGGATGGGCGATGAAGAGTCTGCCGGGGTGGAACGACGAGATCCACCGTGATCTGTTGCAGCGCCACGGCGCAATGGAGATCGATGGCCGTATCTCGGCCAGCAGCCTAAACGTGCCGCAGCTCGATGCGGTACTAAGCGACTATGAGCGGCGCGGCTGGAGTCGGCAGAAGCGCGTCTTCACTGGCGGTGGGGATGCCAAGAAAGTGCCGGAGCGCATCGCCATGATGGTGAGGATGTGGGGTAAGCTGGGCAAGGCTGGCAAGGTGGAGAAAGCCACCCGCCCGGCGCTGCTGGCCTTCTGCGCGCGTCAGGCTGGGCGCGCAGTGCCAAATCTGGATAGTCTCTCGGTGGCCGAGTCGCAGAAGATCATCGAAGCGATGAAGGGATGGCTGGCGCGATGACACACACTTGGCCATCGGTCGATGCTGAGCTGCTGCGCACGCTGCCGCCCGTGCTGGGGGCGGTAGTGCGGGCGCTGGGCTTCGGGCGCGCCAAAGAGTTCCTGGTCGAGCGCGGAGGGGTCAATCTCAGCATCCCTAAGCACCGTAGCGCTGGCCTTGGCCTGAGCGATGACGAGCTGGCCAGACTGCGCGAGATGCTCGCACCACACATGGATGCCGCCGACCGCGTCTGGATGCCTAAGCCTGATAAACTGTTCATCCGCGTGCGCGACGAGCAGATCCGCCGAGAAAAGCACCACTTCAGCATCACCGCCCAAGCGCGGCAGCATCACCTCTCTAGTCGGCACATCCTGAATGTGCGGCGCGAAGGGGATGATGCGCAGCTGGACTTGTTTTGAGGCAGAATTAGCGCCATGAATGGAGAGACCATGAAGCTTACTAAAGAGCAACTTGAGCTAACACGCCAGTGGTTTGATGCTGTGCAGGATCTAAATCCTAGATATCTGACCCAGGAGGATTGTGTTCTGGCAAATGCAATCTACCAAGAGTTGGGGATGCGAGTACCTCATTCCATTGTAAATATGCTGCCAGAAAAATCTGGAGCATCTTCCACCTGACGTACATGCGTTTAAAAATCACTACGTGCATTTGAAATGCCAGTGACCTGCCAAAATCAGGCCATCGCACCACCCAAACCTTCCAAGCCCTCAAAACGCGTTTAAATCGGTTTCGCTCCATCCTCGGGCGGGAAACATTTCCCGCCTCGTTTCAACTTCCCTCCAGCGGCATGATGCTCTCCATCAACAGGAGACCTCATGCCTCACAGCAATCAACAATCTGCCAACTTCGCCGCCCTCACCTTTGAGTTGGGTGCGGGTGGTGATGCGGTCACTACCGAGGCGCATCTGCTGCCGGTGGGGCCGTTCCGGTCGAGCGATGTGCGTCCGGTCGAGTGCGCCGCTTGGCAACTGGATGCCTCCATCGCTGCGCGGGTGATCGCCCGTGCAGCTGACCGCAAGACGGATACGCTGATCGACTACGAGCATCAAAGCCTGCGTTCGGAGACGAACGGCCAGAAGGTGATCGCGGCGGGGTGGATTCCCAACACATTCGAGTGGCGCGATGGCAAGGGGCTGTATGCCATCAATATCGGCTGGACGGGGCAAGCCCGTCGCGAGATCGCCGACAAGCAGTATCGCTATATCAGCACAGTCTTCTACTACGACGGCGTGACCGGAGAAGTGCTGGAGATCATTTCTGTTGCACTCACCAATACCCCCGGCATCGACGGGCTGGATGCGCTGGCCGCAATGGCGCGGGCGGCGTTGTCGCGGGGAGAACTTACCGATTTTTTAACCACAGGAGGAGCCGACATGGCACTGAATGACCAGCAAGCGGCAGCGCTCACCTCTGAGCGTGACAGCCTGAAGACCAACGTGACGGCTCTGACTACCGAGCGCGATGGATTGAACACCCAAGTGGCAGCACTGACCCGCGAGAACGGCGAACTGAAAACCAAAGTCGCCGCGATCGAGGACGAGAAGGCCAAGGCGGCGTTAGCGGCGGATAAGGCCAAGCACGCAGAGCTGCTGACGGCAGCGCTGACCGATGGTCGCCTGACTCCAGCGCAAAAGCCCTGGGCGGAAAAGCAGACGCTGGCCGCGCTGACCGAGTATCTGGATGCGACCAAGCCGGTGGCGCTGCTGACTAAGCAGGTGGACGGCAAAGATCAGGCTGGCAATCACGGCCTGAATGAAACCGAGCTGGCGTTCTGCACCAGGATGGGTGTGAAGCCGGAAGACTACGTTAAGAACAAGGCATCCTGATCGCCTGATCGCCTGATCTGACGTGGTACGGAATTGAGTTCTAAACTTTTTAGGAGATAACGATGTTTGCAAAAATTAGCTTTAAAACGTGGGCGCTGGCGTTGGTTGGCATGGTTGCTCTGGCATTGGTTCTGACCGGGCATTCTGCATTCAATGCCGATTCGGATACCGTGCTGATGGCATTCGGCGGCCTGCTGACTCAAGCGCAGATCCAAGCGCTGCACACTACCCTCAAAGCTCGTTTCAATGCCGGTCTGGCTTCGGCTCCCAATCAATGGGATAAGGTGGCGCGACTGATGCCGAGTGATGGTAAGTCCAACACCTATGCCTGGCTGTCGCAGTTCCCCGCCTTCCGCGAGTGGGTTGGATCCCGTCTGCACAAGAAGTTGTCCGAAAACGCCTACTCGGTGACGAACCGTAAGTTCGAGAACACCATCGACGTGGAGCGCACCGACATCGAGGATGACAACTTTGGTCACTATGGTGCAATTGCGGAAAGTTATGGTCAGTCGGTGATCGATCTGCAAAACGATCTGGTCTTTCAAGCCCTGAATAATGGCTTCGCCAGCCTGTGCTACGACGGACAGTTCTTCTTCGATACCGATCATCCGGTGTATCCGAATGAAGACGGCACCGGTGTCGCAGCGACCGTCAGCAACATGCAGGCGGGTGCGGGTGAGCCGTGGGTTTTGCTGTGTACTGAACGTGCACCCAAGGCGCTGTACCTGCAAGAGCGCATCAAGGCCCAGTTCGATGCGGTGACTTCGGCGCAGAACCAAAACGTGTTCGATCTCGATGTGTACAGCTTCGGCGGACGCTGGCGCGGCGCTGCAGCCTACGGCTTCTGGCAATGTGCCTTTGGCTCTAAGGCCACGCTGGATGCGGCCAACTTCCAAGCGGCTTACACCGCGATGATGAAGTTCAAGGGCGATGGCAATCGTAAGCTGGGCATCACTCCCGATCTGCTGGTGGTGGGCCCAGACAGTCAGGCCGCTGCTGAGGCTCTGCTGAAGGCTCAGCAGAAAGCGGGCGGTGAATCCAACATCAACTACAACAAGGTCAAGCTGCTGGTTACCCCTTGGCTGGGTGCCTGATCTGCTCCCGGCTCCCTCGCGGAGCCGGGTTTGAACTGAATTCATTGGGAGTTTGAATCATGAGTAAATCGATTGTAGTGGTGCTTTCCGTGCGAGTGAACCTCAAGACTGACATCGAGAGCTTCTTCCGCTGTGGCATCCAGTTTGGCCGCGAGTGGCAGGTAGTCGAGGTCGATGAGGCTACGGCGCTGCGCTTGCAAGAAGAACAGATGCTTGAGGTATCGGCAGACGCTGCCCCTGCCGCACCTGTTGCGCCCACCGACCCTGCTGAACGTGCTGCGGCGATCAAGGACGCGATCGCGAAACTGGATGCGGCTAACGCCACCTTGTGGAAGGCGGATGGTGCGCCGACTACGGTGGCCATCGAGACCTTGACCGGCTGGATCGTCTCGGCAGCTGAGCGCGACGCGGTCTGGGCTGAGATCAAGGCAGCCTGATCATGCCATTCGCCACCCGCTCTGATCTTTTGGCACGCAGCAATGCGCGTCGGCTGGCGCAACTGGCGGTGCCTGCCGATGTGCAGATGCCGCCAGTTGATGCCCTGCGGGTAGCGATTGAGGGCGGTGATCTGTCAGCGCTGACCAGTGAGGAGCACGCTTCGATCACGCTGGCGCTGTCGGCCATCGACGGGGCGCTGGTGGATGCGGCGGAGCTGCTGGTGAGCTACCGCATCCCGGCCACGTCCTCCAGTCCGCTGATCGCCCGTCTGTGCTCGACCATTGCGATGCACTACCTGCAAGGGGCCGAGCGGATGACGGACGATGTGAAAAATGCTTATGAGGCTGCCGTGGCCACGCTCAAGGCGCACGCTGAGGGGAAGCTCAACTTGTTACCGGTGAGCGTCGCTGAAGCCGCCCTGCCGGAAGATCAGGTGATCTTTTCCAGCTCGCCACGTCGTTATGGCAGCACCGTACCTGATAGCGGCTGGTGATGATCTCGCTCAAGCCCATCATCTTGATGCTGACCGATAAGCCCGTGTGGTTTGGCGGGCTGTGGTTCCGCAAGGTCGATGGTGCAGCGGCCTACGCCAAGATTCGCCCGGATGCGTTGCCCCTGCCCGCCGCTTGGGTGGTGCGCAGTGCAGATAAGGGTGAGCCGATCGGCGAGCGGCTGGACTCGGATGAGCCCGAATTCGACGTGGTGATCGCCATCGAGAATGCGCGCGGTCATGAGCCGGGCGAAACCGACGAGCAGCTGCTCAAGTATCGGCAAGCGGTGTACCGCTTGCTGCGCGGAGAGGAAGGCGCGCCGGACACGCGCCCCATCAAATGGCGCGGTGGCCGCGTGATCGAGTACACCGAAGACGACCTGTACTGGGCCGACCGTTACAGTTTTGAAGGCGTTATCAATAACTACCTGCCTGACCCGGCAGGTTTCAACAGCATCAATCGAACAGGAGGCACTTTATGATTTCCATTCCTCAACTCCCCGCCGCTCTGCGCTATCCGGGGGCGTATATCGTTGTTGACGGGTCTCAGGCCGGTCTGGGTGGCGACATCCCAGCTGTGCTGCTGGTCGGCCAAAAGCTGGCCACTGGTACGGCCCCTGCGGGTGAGGTGACTCGCCTCGCTGGCGTGCAAGACGCGATCAACAAGGCCGGTGCTGGCTCCATGCTGGCGCAGATGGCCGCTAAGTATCGTGCAGTCGATCCGGCGCTGGATCTGTACATGTTGCCCTATGCTGATCTGGTCGCTGGGGTGGCTGCCACTGGCACGATCACACCGACCGCAGCACCGACAGCCAACGGCACGTTGGCGCTGTACATTGCGGGCAAGATCATCAATGTGGCAGTCACTCCTGTCATGACCACGGCGGCTGTAGCTACTGCCATTGTGGCAGCGATTACTGCCGCCGGGAATGATATTCCGGTCACGGCGGCGGCTGTGGCCGCTGTGGTCACGCTGACTGCGCGCCATAAGGGCACCTGCGGCAATGCCATCGACGTGCGCACCAATCTGTACGGTGAGACTACTCCGGCAGGTCTGGCGCTGACGCTGGTGGCCATGACGGGTGGTGCCGGTGATCCGGTACCGGGAAATCTGTCTGCGATGTTGGGTCAGCAGCGCTGGTACCGCTATGTGGCACTGGGCATCAACGATGCTGCCACGCTGGCCGCTTGGCATGCTGAAAGTCAAACGCGCTACCTACCGCCGATCCAAGCGGGCTTCCGTGCCTTCACTACCTTCCGTGGTGACTACGCCACTGCGGCGGCATTTGGTGTGACCAAGAACTACGAGCACATCTCCAACCTCAGCATCGAGCTGAACCCCACGACCACCTGGGAAGCTGCTGCCATCGTGTGTGCCGCTGCTGCGCCACGTCTGGTGAATAATCCGGTGGAATCGCTGGAGGGTACACCACTGCCCGGCATGCTCGGCGTGAGTAATCATGACTGGACGAACGCCAACAGCCTGCTGTTCAAGGGTATGAGCTTGATGTCGGTGGCTAAGGACGGATCGTGCTTCATCAAGCGTCTGATCTCGATGTACCAGTTCCGCCCTGACGGTTCTGCCGATGATGCCTTCCTAGACATCAATACTGCCGAGGTGATGGAGCGTATCCGCTATGAGCAGCGCATCGGTGCGATCAAGCGCTTCACCGGATCGGCAGCAGCCAAGAGCAACGAGGGTTATCGCCCCGGTCTGCGGATCACCACGGTGGACGATGTACGCGCCTACCTGCTGAGCCTGTATCAGAACACGCTGCTGCGCGAGTACGGCTGGGTACAGGAGTACGGCTACTACAAAGATACGCTGGTGGTGGAGCAACACCCTACCGATCCGAGCCGCTTCAACTTTGCGGATCAGCCGGTGCTGTTGTCGCCGTACTACATCCTCGCCGGTGTGGGCCAGTTCCGCAAAGCGGTTTAACGATCTACTGAAAGGGGTTTGAAATGCAAATCAATAACATTCGGACGGTCTCGGCACCGTCAGTCGGTAAGCTGCCACTGGCAGATAAGCCCGGCACGTTTACACCCAGTGGCAAGAAGCGCGAGCATAAGCCCGGTCGGCTGGCCTCGGACGGCGGTTACACCGAGTCTGAGGTGGCCGCTAAGTTGGAGCTGAACCTCAACCTGCTGCCCGGTGTGAATGCGCAAGCGCTCAATAACATCAAGGATGAGGATGTCACGGTGCGGCTGGCCGATGGCAGTGTGCATCTGATGAGCTTGGCCTTTGTGGCTGATCCTGTGCCTGTGGACGGTGGTGAAAGCAAGATGACCATCATGTCCAACGTCTCTGAGCGTATCGCCTAGCCATGCGTATTCCCTACATGAATCCGCTGGGCGGGCCAGAGCGCTACGATGTCAATGGTTCAGCTCAAGTCTCAGGACTGGTCACCGCATTTCGTGACGACTTCAACGGTGCAGGGCTAAACCAGAGTGAGTGGAATGTACAACTAGGTGCGGGAATGTTCATCAACGTGGCTAACGGTGAGCTGGGGATCGTCAGCGGGGTCACCCCGAACTCGGAGACCATCATCACCGGCAAAACGCCATTCACGGTGCCGTTCCGGCTGTGGTTCATCATGCGCCTGAGCCAGCGTATCGCCAATCAGGAGTTCTATCTGGAGGCAGTGAACGCTGCGGGAGATATGTTGGCGCAATGGCTGCTGGATGGTGCGGTGCCAACGACTGGCAAGGTCGATGCTAGGAATGGCGGAAATACCAGCTCTGGGGCAGGAGCCTACAACATCAATGGAACGGGAGCAGATGGCATCTTGGAAATACAGCTTTTCCCGGATGAGTGCTGGTTCCGTGCACAAGCAGTGGATTCAAATGCTGGCCGCAATCTCGGCGTAGTGCGAACCCGGAACATCCCAGACCCCAATGATGAGTACTACATCCGGATCCGGGTGAGGAATCTCGGTGTGGCTCCTGCATCCAGCACGAGTCTGATTTTGGGTGCGGTATGCGGTCAGGACATCAATGAGGTTCCCGTAGAAATCACGGGTGGCCAGGGAGTTGGAGTCTTGGGTCAGTCCGTAGCTGTCGTATTGCCAGGTGGAGCAAACATACTGGTAACCAATATTTTCTACAACGATACGGTGACGCCTCTAGCTGCATCAGGAGTATTTACTGGAACCGCGCGTGATCTTGGCGTCTCGGGTGGTAGCACTACCGCCCGATTCACAGCTACAGTTTTCGCCGATCAAGCAGGGACGCTGTACATCGATATGAGCAATGACAACGTTACTTGGCGTCAGGCTAAAAAAGCACCGATGGTCGCGGGAGATAGTGTTGAGCTGTCTGCTGTTGTCGTCACTCGTTATTACCGAGCGCGCGTTGTGAATGGTGCTGCGGCACAAACAGCATTCATGTTGAACTCGAATGCCGGGAGGATCTGATGACGACTCACATACCATCTACGTATAACCCCTCCATCGCGCACATCGAGGATGCTGATGGGAACGTGTTCCAGGCGCTCAATGAGACCGGGGACGATTGGGATGAAGCCGCTACGCTGGCTCAGCGTGAAGCGTTCTATGCATCGAAAGGACAAAAATGAAACTTAATCACCCGATCACCTTCGGAAAATCGACTATCACTGAGCTGAAGTTTCGTGATCACCCTATTGCATCAGATTACTTATCGTTCGACCGACGCGGCGGCGTGGCGCAGCGGATCGCGCTGATCGCTAGTCTGACTGGTATGGACGAGGCGGTGATCGGACGGCTGCATGGTGTCGATTATCGCAGGGCCGAGGCGATGGCCGAAAAGATGATGGAAGATGATGAAACGGAAGCCTTGACTGATGAGGCGCTGTTTCCGAAGCCGAAAACGCCGGAACAGGAGGCGGCTGAAAAAAAGTCACTCGAATCGTGACGGCGGCGGCGCTGGTGATGAGCGTATTGCACCAGCCTGAGCCCGTTGTCATGTCGTGGCCACTGCATAAGCTATTCATGTACGCCGGGATCGCCGCCGCAATGTCGGGCACGACCTTCGACTGACTACTCTTCCTCGGGAAATATTTCCCGCCTGACCGCGCCGCTCGCGCGCACGTAAGCTCCGGTGTAAATCCACTGGAGCTTTTTTCATGTCTGAACCAGCCGTTCGCGCAGAGTTACACATCACGCTGAAAGATGGCACGACTGCCGGGCTGAAGAATATCGAGCAGCAGGCAGAAAGAAGCACCCGAAAAGTTTCCGAGACCAGCGCTGCGGCAGCCAAGAAATCCGCTAGCGAGACGGAATCATCTACCTCACAACAGCGTGCCAGTTACGAGCGCCTATCCCGTGCCAGAGAGGTGTTGGGCGTTCGTTCTGAGCGCGCCATCCAGCGTGAGATTCAGCAGACCGAGGCTGCCTATAGGCGACTGGAGGTTTCCGGAAAATTATCGACCAGTGAGTTGTCCGGTGCTTCCGATTTGGCACGGTCGCGGATAACTCGATTGGCCGGAGAACTTGCAAAAGTTTCGGATGGGTCGGTACAACCTCGCATCACTCTGAAAGATGGCGCGACTGCTGGGCTTAAGAATATCGAGCTGCAGGCGGAAAAGACCGCCAAAAAGATAACCGAGGCCAGCGCTGCGGCGGCCAAGAAATCTGCCAGCGAGACGGAATCATCTACCTCACAACAGCGTGCCAGTTACGAGCGCCTATCCCGTGCCAGAGAGGTGTTGGGCGTTCGTTCTGAGCGCGCCATCCAGCGTGAGATTCAGCAGGTCGAGGCCGCTTACAAGCGGCTAGAGTCATCCGGCACGATGTCTCAAGATGCGCTTGCTCGCGTAGCCGACAAGACCCGCGAGAAGATCACTCGTCTCACCAACGAGATGGGCAAGCTGACTGCCGAGCAGAAGAAGGTCACGCAGGAGGCAGAGCGATTCGAGAGGATCAACTCGCGACTGCGCACTGGTGTTGCCGTGGGCGCGGGTGTGGCAGCGGCTGGCTATACCCTGTCTTCCCCGGCTAAGGCAGCGATGTCATTTGATGAACGCTTGGCTGGCATGGCGAATACCGCCTACGCTGAGCGGGACGCAGCGGGTCGCAAGGTAGGTATGAAGGAGCTGGAGGCGGTCATCAATCGATCTACTCAGCCCGGCATTGGCGGTGGAACCCGCGAGCAGGCTGCTGAGGCGCTGGATGCGATGATCGCCAAGAACACCCTAGGGTATCAGCGTTCGGTTGAGTTCTTGCCGACAGTGATGAGGACGGCCAGCGGGGCCGGTGCCGACCCGACACAGATATCTAACCTCGCCAGTGTGTTGGTCGGTCAGAAGGTGGTGTCCAATGATCGTGAACTGAAGACGGCGCTCAACATGATCACTGCCGCCGGTCAGGCGGGTGGATTCGAGATCAAGGATATGGCGCGCTGGCTCTCCCAGCAGATGCCATTGGCCGGCAAGGCTGGCATGATGGGGCTGGACGGGTTGCAGAAAGTGCTGGCGATGAATCAGGCTTCTGTGCTGACCGCTGGCACGACTGATGAGGCGGGGAACAATGTCCGCAACCTGCTGGCCAAGCTCGCCTCCAAGGATACTGCGACGGACTTCGAGAAGGCTGGACGTGGAGACTTGACCACGTACATGATGAATCAGCGGCTAAAGGGGAATGATGCGGTCACCGCCTGGATGAGCATCATCGACAGTGAGGCCGAAAAAGACCCGCGCCTGAAGGCCGCCATCGCCAAGCTTAATGAGACTAAGGACAAGGGTGAGCAGGCGCAGATTCTGGAGTCCATCAAGGCGTTGTCCGAGGGCGGCGTGATCGGCAAGTACTTCCAGGACATGCAGGCCGTGGGCGCGCTGATGGGGCTGCGCAACAAGGATGTGGTCGGCAATGTCGATGCGGCTGTCTCGCGCAATCGTAAGGAATACGGCGTCAACGATGTGAACTATGAGGTGATGTCTGGGACGGCATCATTCCAGGTGCGAGCAGCGGAGCAGGCCAAGGATTCGGCTCAGAAGAGTGCGATGGATGGGCTGACACCGGCCATTGGTCGAACAGCAGCCATGTTCACCGATATCGCCAATAAGCATCCGGTGCTGATCGGTGCAACGACGTTGGCCACTGGCGCGCTTGCTGCCTTGGCTACTGCTGCCGGGCTTTCGTCGCTGGCGCTGGGTGGAAAGGAAAATGCCATCGCTCGCACCGCATCGAAATACATGCCTGCCATCGGCAAGACAGCGCGTGCGGGTGGCGTGGGTGTTGCTGCCCTAGCGGGTGGGTACGCTCTCGACAAGGCATTCGGGGAGGAGTCCGCCATTAGCCGGTATGGATCGTCAGCCCTGACCGGAGCTTCGTTCGGAGCGCTGTTCGGCGGGCCGATCGGTGCGGCGGTAGGCGGTGGTCTGGGGCTGGCCTTTGAGGGTATCAAGGATCTGCTCAAGCCAGCGGAACAGAAGCCGGTGGATGTGAATGCCAAGATGACGGTCGGCCTCGCACCCGGCCTAGTGTTGCAGAGCCAGTCCATGCAGTCTAGCGGCCCGGTCAAGAGTGTGATGAACACCGGCAATATGTGGGGTATCCCATGAGCTGGGCGGATCGGATGGTGACGGCCCGGTTCAGGGATAACCCGTTCCTGACAGAGAGCCACGATACCAAGGGCGGTCGCCGTTTGGTGGTGCATGACTACCCGGGCGGCGAGGAGCCGGTGGTTGAAGATATGGGCGCGAAATCGGGCGAGTTTCGCCTGAATGCCTACTTCATCGGATTTGACTACGACCTGTTCCGTGATGCCTTTCTAGTGGCGCTGAATACGCCGGGTGCGGCATGGTTGGATCATCCGTGGCGCGGTCAGGTGTGGGTGCGTGCGCGCGATTGGTCGATCCACGAAAGCAACGATAAGGGCGGTTATTGCACCATCAGCGTGGACTTTGTGCCGGGCGGTAAGGACGCGGCCATGCCTACGCCAGATATGGCAGATGTGGCCAGTTACAGTTGTGCCAACTATCTGACTGGGGTGATGGCCGACTTCAATCTGGACGCTATCCCTGATCTGGGAATGCTCAGTTTAATTGCCACGGTACAGATGCAGCTAGACAAGCTGCGCACCATTATTTCGCTGGCACAGTTGCCCCTCACGGTATTGAGCCAGGTGCGCAATGTGATTGATGGACTCAAGACTGATTTGGCGGTGTTGCTGGCCACGCCTGCCAGCTATGCAGCAGCGCTGCGATCCTTGGCTAATGTGCTGGGGGCGGTCGAAAAGGCACCTGTCGTGGGTAAGGTAATGAGCACGCCTTCTGCGGCTTCGGTGGGCAGTTTCGCAGCTCAATTGGCTGGGATTAGCAACGCTTCGGTGGCGGCGACTGGGTCGGCAGCCACTGCGTCCTCGGCTCTAATCGCCGATACGGCACTGCCCAATCTAGTCACACATTTGGTGACGATGGCCACGCTGCCGGTGGTGATGCCGGGTGGCTCGGGTGACTCGCCGGCGCTGCGCCGCAATCTGATCCGCGAAGCCAGCCTGCGTGGCCAGCTGCTGTTGGGTGCGGCGGCGCAAGTGGCGCTGGCGGACTATCGGGTGGCCAACGACCGCGATGTGGTGCTGGCCAGCGTGGTGGGTGCGATCGACCAGATGCTGCCCTCGATGTCGGACACGGTGTTCCAGCTCGCGCTGGATATGCGCGCGGGGCTGAGCGATGCGCTGCTGGCGCAGTCGCTGGAGCCCGCCGTGGTGCGCGAGGTGGTCAACCCACTGCCAGCGACGGTGCTGGCGCATCGGATGGAGGTGGCTGAGGAGATCTTTCTAGCGGTGAACAAGGTGCGGCATCCGCTGTTTGTCCAGGGGAAGGTCTATGGCTGAAGGCATCATTGAGATCCGCTTCGATGGCCAGCGCTATGGCTACTGGCAGAACGTATCGGTGCGCGAGTCGGTGGATGATCTGTGCGCCTCGATCAATTTGGGGATCACGCTGCCCGGTGCGGGCGAGGCGCTGAAGCTGTCTGCCAATACGGTGGTCGAAGTGCTGGCTGATGGTGAGCTGGTCAGCACGATCCGTTCGGGCAAGATCGAGCGCGACGTGCGTGCGACCGATCACACCATCCAGTTTAGCGCGCGGTCGCTGGCGCGGGAGCTGGTAGATTGCCAGTACTCGAAGACGCTGAATAATCTGAAACTCGAAGAGGTTGTGAAGCGCATTTGTAAGACGTTCAACGTGCCAGTGAAGGTGGCCGCGAAGACAGCCGTAGTGCCCAGTTTCTCGATGCAGTGTGAGACCCCAGCTAATGCGCTGATCAATGCGGCGCGCACAGCCAATCTGCTGCTCTACCCACAGCCGGATGGTGGGCTGATCTTGACCGAACCCGATGCAGGCGAGGTGGTGGCCACGCTGGTGTATGGCGAGCACATCAAGAGCTACAGTTTGGTAGATGACTACGATATGCGGTTCTCGGAATACGTGGTGAAGAGCTTCGATTATGAGAGCGGCGCGGCGCTCAAGGGGGCCGTCAAGGATGATGGCATCAGCTTCTTTCGCCCGATGCACATCGTGGCTGATCGGCATGGCCACAGTCATGGCGGTTGCGATCGGCGCGCAGTACTGGAGCGCAACCGCAGGCTGGCCAGAGCGCATTCGATCAAGCTGACGGTGCAGGGGTGGCGGCATGCGACAGGCCTTTGGGCGGTGAACACGCAAGTGCGCGTGGTGATTCCTCATGAGGACATCGACGGCGTGTTCCTGATTGGCGATCGCACGCTGGGGCAGGATGATCGTGGCGGCTCCGTTACCGAGCTGCATGTGATGCACCGCAATGCGTTTGCGGGCGAGCCGCCGAAGAAAACCAAGCGGAGTGCGGGGGCGCGGCGATGACACGGTGCGCGGCAGCGATGGGTGCGGGAATCGCCGCAACTCACCTCATCTACACCATGAACGGCTCCTCTGAGCGATGTGAGGTGAGTCGATGATCGGTAGCGTATGGAGGCGTTTACAGCTGCTCTGCGCGCAGGGCGTGGTGAACCTAATCGGTGCCGACAAGATTCAGGCGCGGGTGCTCGATGGGGAGCCGCTGGACAATATTCACCGCGTGGAGCCCTACGGCTTCAGCTACCGCCCCAAGCCTGGTAGCCGGGCTTATCTGTTTTTCCCAGCGGGTGATCGATCCTATGGCGTGGCGCTGGTGATCGGCGATAAGCGTTACCAGATGGATCTGCAAGAGGGGGAAGTGGCGCTGCATGATGATCAGGGGAACTTCGTTAAGATTGGTCACGGCGGTGTGGTGACGGCCAAGGCATCGGCCAAGGTGATCGCAGATACCCCGCTGTTTGAGACCACACAGGATGCAAAGATCGGCGGGAAGCTGATCGTGATGGGTGGTGCAGACATCATGGGAGCTATATCGAACAACGGCAAGAACGTCGGCAGCTCGCACACCCATGCGGAAACCGGAGTCAATACTATGGGGGTCAACTGATGCTGAAACTGGTACAAACTGGCACGGGAGTGTTCGATCTGGCATTCGATGATCCGGCGCTGGCCGACGAGGATGCTGCTGTGGCCACGCTGGTGTATGCCGTGTTGTTTTCAGATGCTGAAGCGCCCCTGGCCCGCTTCCATGATCGCTATGATCGGCGCGGATGGTGGGCTGATCCCGCTGCCGGATGCGGCCTGTGGCATCTGCGTCGCCAGCCGCTGGGCAGCGCCGCTCGGCGCGAGACGCTGGCCATGATTAAAAGCGCGCTGACTCTGCATGGGATGAGCGGCGTTGAAGTCATTGACCTCCCCGATTCGGCGGGAAATGTTTCCCGCGTTACTCTGCAAGTCACCGGACTGCACAATGGCCGCCAAGCCATTGTGAAAGTCCCGTTGTGACCCCGTACAACCGTCCCTCGTTTACCGATTTATTAACGCGCATCGAGAGTGATCTCGCTGCGCTGCCTGCTGTGCTGCGCAGGTCGCTTGCCGCAACCTGGGCGCGCGTGGCAAATGGCGAGCACGGGCATCTGGACTGGATCGATGCGCAATGCTCTCCGTTGACCTGTGAGCTGGAACGCCTCTCCGACTGGGCGGCGCTGTACGGTGTGGATCGTCTGTTGGCGACGGCTGCCTCGGGTGCCGCACTCGTTACCGGAAATGTCGGGGCTCAGGTGTTGGCTGGCACGCTGCTGCGCGGCTCCAATGGGTTGGATTATTCGGTTCAGGCCGCAGTGGTGCTAGGCGCAGGCGGTGTGTCCGTATCGCTGCGTTGTGCGGTATCGGGTGCGGCAGGCAATCTGGCGGCAGGCCAAGTATTGTCGCTGGTCGATCCCATTGCCGGGGTCAATAGCGCCGTTACCGTGGGGGCGCTGGGTATCACGGGTGGGGCCGACGATGAGCTGGTTGATACATGGCGTGCGCGGGTGGCCGATGAATGGCGCACCGTCACGACGGAGGGCGCGCGCTCAGGCAAGCCTAAGGATTATCGCCATTGGGCTAAGAGTGCTCACCCGTCGGTGTCGGGGGCGCTGGTGCAGCTACACACCCTGGGCATCGGTACGGTGGTGGTGCGGCCTGTCTGCAATGGGCTGGCGAACCGGCTGCCAACTCAGGCCGTGCTCAATGCAGTGGCGGCCTATTTCGATCCCGTAGTGCCTGCGACGGCGGACTGGCGTGTGGTCGCGCCGACTGCGCGTCCCGTGACGCTAACTATTCATCTACTCCCCGCTGTCGATACGGCACCGAATCGTGCGGCGATCAGCGCGGCGCTCACCGATCTGTTTCTGAGCAAGGGCGGCACCGATACTGAGGTGGTGCAATTGCTGTGGGCGGAGGTGGATACGGTGATCTCGCTCACCACGAATCAATACACGGTTGATGAGAGCGTTCCCATTGTTTGGGCGGCGCATGAAGTGCCGGTCTTGCAGCCGATCATCTGGATCTAGCCGTGCAGATCCAGCCCTATACCGCCAGTGATTATGCCGATGCGCAGCGTGCGCTGCTGCCGCCCGGCGCGGCTTTTGATTGGCCTGCCGGTGGAGTTGGCGATGCGCTGCTCACAGGTATGGGGGCGGAGCCTGCGCGCGTGGGTGAGGCTGCTCAGCAGGTGCTAGATGCCGCTATTGAGGTGCACCGCCCGAAGCATGGCAGCTGGCATATCAGCGAGTATCGCCGGGTTGCCGCAGCAGCACTCTCTGGTGCGATCGATGTATCTCCTCGCAGCGCATTTCGCGTAGGCAGCCATGTGGGTGAGCGGATTTGGAGTGCCGCGGCGCACGGTGTGTCTTTCCCTGTTGAGGTGGTGACGCGCGCTGCATTTTGTGTGGGTAGCGGTGCGGGGCAGCGCCTTTGGAGTCCTAGCGGGCCAAATACTAATTTCTCAGTGGGGTTGTACAGCGTCGATCATTTGATGGGGCCACTCCGCGTTGGATCGCATGTTGGCGATGCGACATGGGGTGCGCGTGCGCGTCACATATTGAGGGTGCGCTACTACCAGTCTGTTGTTGATCCAAAGCCGATGTGGGATGCACTTGCCGCTTTCAAGCGGGCTCATGTGTTTTTGTGGTTTGAAGATGTTACTGGAGATGGAGGGGTATATGGACAGAATTAATGGTGCGGGGCATGTGAACCGCCGATTTGTTACGGAGGATGCCGCGACTAGCCGCCCTCCGACTGAGGTCACGGATACATGGCTGAATGGCATCCAAGAAGAAATCGCGGCGGTGATCGAGAGTGCAGGTGTTGTGCTGTCCTCAGCATCCAATACTCAGTTACTGGCTGCGCTGAATACGCTATTCACGAAAAAAGCGGGCGCGACTGGGTTGATCCGCTCGTTGACCTTGGCAGGCGGTGGCATCGTGCGCGAGTGGGGGGACGTGGTTAATGACGCGACGGTCGGTGGGATTGAGTTTGGGTTTAGCTACAACGCGAATATCAATCTGGCCACAGGCGCATGGCTTGGCCGCGATATTGCTGGCCCTTGTTTTTTGCGCAAGTTGAACGACACCGGCGTGAGTGAGGAAATCTGGTTTGCACCAACGGCTGCGGCGGGCGTAGTTCCTGCATGGACGTGTGTCAATGTGATCGATCCATCTGGGGTGTCGAACACCAACATTAGCGGTAAAAATCTGCTGGTCAACGGGAATTTTGACACGTGGCAAAAGGGTGGTGGGCCGTTTGTTAATTGGACGTTTTTGGCTACCTATGCCAGCGGGGACTATGGATATACGGCTGATCGCTGGACATGTGGCCGTTTAGGTAATGTCGCGGGGATGACCATCAGCAGGGTAGCAGGCCTGACCCCTGACGCAAACTATGCTCTTAAGTGTCAGCGAGTCGCTGGGGACGCATCGGTCAATCAGATGTATGTGGACTACGCCTTCGCTACATCTGAGATTCAGGGGTTTCAGGGCAAGCAGATTACGGTCAGCCTCGATTTAATTACGGGGGCTAACTTCTCATCAGCCGGCTCAAATATCAGTGTGAGTGCGGTCTATGGCACAGGTGCGCAAACACGACCATCCAACGGTTTTACAGGTTTAACTGGTGAGTCCGTTGTATTTTCTGTGCCACCCGGACAGACGGTGACTAGATATTCAAAATCCTTTGCACTTACCGTTCCAGCGAACTGCACTCAGATGGGGCTGCGCATTAACTTCGCACCGGTGGGTGTCGCCGGAGCAGACGACAGCTTCACCGTGGGACGAGTGCAGCTGGAAATTGGTAAGGCGGCAACGCAGTTCGAGGTTGTGAGAATTGACGACAACTTACGCCGCTGCATGAGGTACTACCAAGTAGTAGATAGTCTGAACGGTATTGCTACTGCCCCGCCGCTCGCGTATGCAGGATACGGCGCGGCGGGCAGCAATCACTCAATTTATCAGCCCTTGATGGTGCCGATGAATTCATTACCAACCGTAACGAAGGCTGGAGCCTGGACGGTGGCCAACTGTGGCCAGCCCACAATCACAGCAGGGCAGACTCATGTCGGAGCGACAGCGTCAATCACCGCGCTGGGGTCTTTCTCCTACTCAAATCCAGCCGCTGCACTTTGCTACACACTTGATGCGAGGGTAATTTAATGATCACGCTAAATGAAACCGGCACTCACCTGATCGAGACCACTGATGAGGGATACGACCGCCACGTACCCATTGATCCCAATAATGGGCACTACCGTGAACTACAAAAGCGGCTGGAGGGCTGGACGGAGACGTTGGAGGATGGTTCAGAGATTTGGCACGAGGCGACGGAAACACTCATGCCATTCCAATCATCGGCTGAGCAGGTCATCGGCTCACTGTCGGCTGCCATCCAGCAGCATCTCGATGCTTGGGCGCAGACGCGTGGCTACGATGGCATTCTCTCGGCCTGCACCTATGCCACCAGCAAGGTGCCGCGCTTCAAAACCGAAGGACAAGCTGCTGTGAATGCTCGTGATGAGGTCTGGTCTGCGGCCTATACCCTACTGGAAGAGGTGCAGTCAGGTGCCAAACCGATGCCTACGATGGACGAAGTAATCGCCACTCTGCCAGTTCTGAGCTGGCCTGCGTAGGAGAGCTAAAATGAATTTAACCAACATCAACAACGACAAGATGTTGCACTTCTTTTTGACTGCACTACTGGCCGTGCTGTGCATGATTGCGCTGTTAGCGTTCGCGGGGCCGGTAATACACCAATACGCCAAGATCATCTCGATGGCGGTGTGCGCGGCGGTGGCGCTGGCCAAAGAGCTGTGGGATGCCCGGCACCCATCCCACACCAGCGACGGCCTCGACTTCGTTGCCGGGATGACCGGCGCGGCCTGCGTGCTGGCGGTATTGCCTTAAAGAGACGGTGCGACCGGGATGGGTGTTACGAGCACCTAACCCAGCCACCATCCGCAGAAGCGTCCTGCGTTTAGCCTAGGCACCGTGCTGTGATCACAGCGGAGCGGAGGCTACCACGCTGGAGTAGTAGATGGAAACTGTACGATGCGGCGCATGTAATCGAAAACTGGCCGAAGCGGAATTCACCCGCCTAGCAATCAAGTGTCCGCGCTGCGGCACGATGAATCAAATGATGGCCACGAGCCACCGACCTGCGCGCCACGGAGCGTCCACCCAAGAGGAGACGCACCATGCAGGACACACAAGCCCCGATCTTTAACAATTTGCACTCGCCGATCATCCCGTGGATCGGCGGCAAGCGGCGACTGGCCAAGACCATCATTCCGCTGTTTCCAGCCCACAGCTGCTACGTCGAGCCGTTTGCTGGTGCTGCAGCTCTGTACTTCCTGAAGCATCCGGTGAAGGTGGAGGTGCTCAACGATGTGAACGGCGATCTGGTGAATTTGTACCGAGTAGTCCAGCACCATCTGGAAGAGTTCACCCGTCAATTCAAATGGGCGCTGACCAGTCGCCAGATATATAAGTGGATGCAGGCCACGCCCGAGGAGACGCTGACAGATATTCAGCGGGCGGCGCGGTTCTACTACCTCCAGAAAAACGCCTTTGGCGGCAAGGTGGACAAACAAACCTTCGGCACCGCCACCACCAGCGCGCCGCGCCTCAACCTGTTGCGGCTGGAAGAAGACCTGAGCCAAGCGCACCTGCGTTTGTCGGCGACCTTCATCGAGCATCTGGACTGGGCGACCTGCATCACCAAGTACGACCGCGAGCACACCTTGTTCTATTGCGACCCGCCGTATTGGGGGACGGAAGGCTACGGCGTGGACTTCGGCTTAGAGCAATACGACCGCATGGCCGAGCTGGCCAGAACGATCAAAGGCAAGATGATCATCAGCGTGAACGACATCCCGGAGATGCGCAGGGCATTCTCTGGCCTGACGATGGAGAGTGTGCCGATCACCTACACGGTCGGCGGCGCTGGCCGGAATCGGGTCAAAACGGCGGAGCTGATTATTCGTAACTGGTAATGAAAAAGCCGACCTATTGAAGTCGGCTTTCTTGTCGTTTTAATCGTGTTTAAACTTCATTTAACTAATGTTTATTCTCCGTCCTGAAATCAATCTTTTTTTGATATATTCACTGTCCGAGAATCAAACTCAATCTGTCCGAAAATCAAAGCCGCTTTACTGGAAGCCTGACCAGCCGGAGCCGCGCAGGGAATCCCGTTAGGGATGGCGGATTGGGGGCGATTTCTTTTGGTTCCCTTTCTTGGCAAGACAAGAAAAGGAACTAGCTGCCGGGCTGCGTGGTTGTTGGGGCTTTAGCCCCTTACAACCACGGCGTACCCCTTGCGGGTGCAACCCCCAGCGGTCTTCGTCGAACCCAGCCAAACTCATACTGAACACGCCCCCCATTTTGTATTAGCATTCGCCGTCCACAAAAACGCAGCTCCCAACGCATCT